AATTAGGTCCAGGACAAGGGGGTGTTTCCTTTGCTTCCATCTTGGGAACAGCGTCCTTTGGAACCTCTGGTGCGGGAGGTGTTTCTGGTGGATTAACAGCAGGAGGTTTTGGTGGTGGTTGAGTTATATCCAATTCATCTGTATTGTAATCAATAGGATTAAATGATGGCATATTACCATCACAAAAAACTCTAGCACCCTTAGGATCATCATCAGATAAATTATCATTTGTTCCTTTTTTGTTTTCAAGATGTGCCTCAACACAACCAGGAATATCAATAACAGGAACTCCCACCTGCTCCGTTACTGGAGGAGCAGATGGGATTCTTGGGTGTGAAATCATCCAATTAGGAATTTTTACTTCACGAACATTCACAGATCCAATATTAATTTCAGGTATTTCTGCCATTAAAAACCAGGCATTCCTAGTCCACTTTTCTCACCAACAGAAGGAATAGCACCACCAGTTGCACCCGGCAATTTAGGCATCGCACTATCAATCATGCCTGGAAGAGCACCAGCAACTGCTTCGGTTGCTGCTTTAGTCGCCGCTGCTTTAGCACTCTCAATCAGAGCGTCTTTGTTTAAATAAACGTAAGCACTGCCACCAACAATAGAAGCAGATACGGCAAAAGAAGTTAGAGCTAGAACATTAATTACTTTTTGCATGATTTTAATTTTATATCATGTGTATATATCAATTTTCGAAATGTTTTTCCAAAACCTCAATACGTTCTTCTTCATGTGCAATAATATCTATTTGATCTTGAATGGCAGCAAGAACATCAGGGTGCTCTCCAATACCTACAGGATTTTTGAGATAGATCTCAATATTCAATCTTGCCTTTTCAATGTTACCAACAGCATCTGCTTTAAGTGCTTCTAAAATTTGATTTCTCATAATTAATCTACTAATGTACCATGTTCTCTGCGGATCTCCCGCAGTTCTTCAAAGTTCTTTTGCTTTGTTCCACCATCATATTCCCACGCATACCCTTCAGTAATCATTTGCTCATTCAAAGAAAGTTCACTGTCTCCAATATAAAGCCATCCGAGTAAACGTCCATACTTGCCAACACCACCAACAAGCTCAGTACGAATAACAAGATCGTCATCCCCACTAATGGCACCATCCAACTTCTCTTTGAGCCAATAGGTCGCATCAATTCCCAACTCCTTTTCTTCCAAATCCCTAGTTCTCTTCTCAGGGGTGTCAACTCCTGCAACCCTAACTCTTTCCTTCTTGAATAAATCAAAACCTAAATCGATAGTGACATCAATCGTATCACCATCAACCACTCTGTTTATTTCAACTACACGGAAGTTATAGCAAGATTTCCGACTGGGTGGAACCATTGCGCCCATAATTGATCTCCTTAGAATCTGCTGATACTGCTATGCCTATGATAAATGTTGCCGCAGCGATTACTGCACCAGCACCGGCAACCCAACGTTCCAATACGCGAATACGATCACGAAGTTTTTCTAATTCTTCGTTAGTATCATCAACACGCTTATGAACCATTTCTATGCGACGAATAGAATTTTCTAGAGTGCTGTCCATTACAGCAATCTTTGTATCCTGCTCTGCATCTTTGTTAGTAAGGTCACTCATCTTCCAATTCATTGAAAGCCATACGCATTATATAGACGATATAATACGTAACACCAGCAAGAAGTATGAGTATGGAGATAATTACACTCCATACAGGATCATTTACATTTTCAAGTGGTCTAAGAATGAGGTTCATTACTAAATGGTTGCCAGTGTTCCCACCCATACTTATGCACCAACTGCATTCCAATAATTGGAACAACAATTAATATAAGACTTAAAAAACCAAGTCCATATGGATTATTGAGTGTAGTGGCAGCAAAATGTGATGCCTTATGTGCTATATCTACCATTACTCCTCACAATCTTTCATCATGGTTGCAACTTCTCCACCAATATCAGCACCAGTATCTTGACCCAACATGACTGCCCAACCAGATATCAACCAACCAATATAAGGAATACCTGTAAAGATAGGAGCAATACCTGCACCAACACTAGCACCTACCATTCTTCCGGTTGACTCTCCAGCGCCCTCCGCTTTGATGCATTCCAGGTTTTGAGCAGTCAACTTTCCCTCAGCACCTCCTAGATGCCTTGCCCCATCCATTGTATATTCTTCTTCTGTAATTAGATATGTGGTTCCACCAATACCAAAGAATCCATTCTTCTTGTCTAATGACTTCCTAACACCCATCACCTTAGGATCATTGGCATTATATCTTATGCTGTAACCATCTGCACCTGCATCTACACTGTATGATGTATAGTCACCTACAGGTAAATTTATAATTGGAATATCTTTTTTATTAATAAGATGTCCCAATATACCAAGATGAGCAACACCAAACAGTGTTCCTACTGTCAGTGCTGCCCACTTGAAATTAGATCGTCGGTTTGACTGGGGGTTCTCCATTATTCATACCTTCAATTTTGATAGGAGCTTGTTCAATACGGATTGTTTGTGCTGGTGCAGTTTGTGCTGCTTTTTCAATCAATCGTTCCATCTGATCCTTGGTGATACCACCACCAGAACCACCGTTAGCACCATTCTTCTTGGCAGTCTGAACTCCAAAAGAAGCTAAGACCCCGGTAAAGACTGAGGCGATGAATGTTGGATCCAGTTTTTGTTCGGGTATTCCGAGTGCAGGAGGTAGTTTGATGTATGCCAGAGTGAGAATTGAACCAGACCAGACAAGAATACCAAGACGGACAAAGGTAGAAAGAATAGCAAGTTGTTCTTCCTTGTCATCTGCAGCCTCCTTAATTTTAGTAAGAAGACCTTTCTTTTTAGGTTCTTCCTTCTTAACTTCTTCTGACATAAGAAACAGATATCGCTCTGTTATTTATCTAGAAGATATTGTAATTCGTTTTGGTATATATTACGTTTTCCTGTCTTAAGTTCCCACGCATAAACTAAGTCAGGAATTAACCACTGGTCTACCCTAATACACTGCTCCCAATTAACGGGTTGAGCACAACTCACTACCGCCACTGTGAAGAATGCTTTAACGTGGATCCAAATGGTAAGCATTACTCTTTGATATATCCGTTATCAACAAGATATTTACGTGTCAGAGGGGTTGGTTCATAAACCTTCCACATCTCACCCGCAGCACATGCTTGAAGTGCTTCCATGGTCATTTTTTCAGTGCGACCTGCCCAACCTGCTTCTGCTTCCCACGGCACAGCAGACTCTGGATAGGTTCTTTCTGCCATGATACGCCAGATCATAGGCACCTCATCTTCAGGTTTAATAATAGCAATCAAACTATTTTTAATAGTTCCTGCCATGCAATCCTGTGCAGCATGCCATCCTTCATGACGCATCACCTGCATCAGGTATGCGGTGCTACCCATATGTTCCTTATTCAAGAAGAAGTTATTACTAACAGTATGGTAGACACCACGATGACCGATAGGAAAATACTTTGAGTCTGCTAGAAACACCCCAACTCCAACCTGTTCCAAGGCAAGGAGCATTGTGTGGAACTCGTCAGCAACAATACTATAATCAATATTGGGATACTCATCAGCAATACTAGCGATACTTTCGACTTTATGGACTCCATCTGTGCACTCGCGAAGTAGCATACAACCCATAGAATCCATGGTGTTGTACCCTTTAGTTATCTTGCTCTCCGCCTTCACACTCGGTACGAGGAAGCAACTGCTCATTAGGATTGACGCTAAGGCAACTTTCAAGTTTCCAGACATTTTTTTGATGGACATCACGTAAGTACTCCTTAAAATAAAGTTCAATGTTTGTTGTATCTTGATTTCCTTGACTTACCCAATTGTGACAAAATTCATATACTGCTCTACAGTTTTCGTCAAGGTGATGCTGTAAAGCACGAAACACAGCAGCTCTTAACTGCATACGTTCATCAGTAAATCTCCAATCCTCTGTCATTACCTAAAAATACTCCAACCATTACTAGATAACCAACCACCAGGTCCTTCCTGGAAATTTTCAGATCCACCTTGAGTTTCCTCAACAGTGCTCCAATTTTCTGTTGCAATTTCATACATTCTTTGATGAATGTCGTCAGATTCAACAGAAAAATCATCCTGCATTTTAATTGCAGTTTCTTGTTCCATATAGTCAATACCTTTTTCAGTTAAAACTGGTGAATTAAACCACTCGTCTGTTGGTAAAACAACAGGGGCAGGTACTCCTACGTAAACTGGATCTTCATCAAACTCAGCACAGTCTACTACATCTTCATCAATAAGACATTCAAGATTGTCTTCTTTAAAAGTACCTGCTTTCTTCATAAGAAGACTGGTTTGTGTCTCAAAAAATTGTTTGAATTTGTTGATCATGTCTGCCAATAATAATGATAGAAGTTTCCTCTAGTATCGCACATCGGATCCTCAGATGTGACTCTATATCTGAGCATTGTCTGACCTTTGAAGTCTGTTCTGTCTCCAATGACACTGTATGCATTCATAAGATTATCGCTGTTTTTTAAACGAGCAATAACTGATTGTTTAGCAGCAGGTCTCCTGTAAAGAAAACCCTCATACTGCCCAGGGGCATACACAACATTAGCAACACTATTAGGATACTTGGGAGATCTAACTCTATTTAAGATAGATACCGCAACACAGTATTCGTCTTTAGTTCCTGTAGCTGCTTCCACCTGCACTGCTCGTGCTAGGTGATCATAGTCCATCGGTGTTAAAGAAAGAATAAGTTCAAGCATAATTTTCTTTTAATAATTTAATGATCATAAAATAGTTTTGCGTCTTCTGGAAAATAAGTTCTATATAAGTGCGATGCTTGGATGTGTTCGCCTTTAGCACTTAATTTTTTACATTCATCAAGAATTTTTTCCTTGAATTCTTTAGAAGGTCCGTGACTAGTCGTCATGCCTTTCTCCTATGTATTCTAGTGAGATTATGTCATGAGTTAGGGAATTTGGATTCAACCACTCCTGAAATTCACTTTGAATTGCAAAAGCATCTTCAGCATTAATAAAACTATTGGATTCACAGAGAGTATGTATACGATCAATTGCCCAGTCAGTCGTCAGTAGACACG